GAGAAGGACTTCTGAGTTTTAGTGCATGGGAGATGTAAGTCCGGTTAGCGTATGCAGCGCCTTATTAATCCGAGACCTTCGCCTTTTCACTGATTGGGGCCGCCTTTGGTTCACCAAGCCATGTTACCTTTTGAATGGCATGAGTATGCCCTCACAGCGTTTGCGTTTTTTCTTTGCGTGTTGATTGTCCTGCTGCGCTCACGTTTCCCTCGGTTGAGCGGGCGTAATGATGACCTGCGCGCGGTTCAATCAATGCACTCACGCCCGACCCCGCGCGTAGGAGGAATAGCCATCTTCGGTGCACTGGGCCTGAGTGTTGTTTTCGCACCGGTTCCAATTTCAGGGCCTTACGCTGACTTCATTCTTGCGACCTCGCTCCTCTTTTTTGTGGGGCTGGCTGAGGATCTTGGTTTCCACATGTCACCCCGTCGACGCATGCTGGCTGCGGTCGGTGCAAGTTTGTTGGCGATCTGGCTTTTGGGGGTTTGGCTCCCACGGACCGGGATCCCAGGGTTGGATGCTGTGGTTGACCATTGGGCTATCGGCATCCCGCTTACCCTTCTGGTCACGGCGGGGGTGTCAAACGGATTTAACCTGATCGATGGGGTTAACGGCTTGGCGTCTCTGACGGCCATCGTTGCAGCTGTGGCGCTAAGCCAAATCGCTGAAGTGTCCGGCTACACGACGATGGTTCATCTCGCGATGATGGTGGCCGCGGGGATTTTTGGGTTTTTCCTAGTGAATTACCCGTTTGGTCTGATCTTCCTTGGAGACGCCGGCGCCTACACGATTGGCTTTGTGCTCAGTTGGTTTGGCATCTCGGTGTTGCTCAATTCACCCGATGCCTCACCTTGGGCGATTTTGCTGACAGTGTACTGGCCTATTGCCGATACGTTGCTTGCCATATTCAGGCGCTCGCGCAGCAAGTCGGATGTTTCGGCGCCTGATCGGCTACATGTGCACCAATTGGTCATGCGTTCTCTGGAAATCTGTGTCCTTGGCCGGAACCGCCGCCACATTGCAAATCCTCTGACGACGTTGGTTCTGGCGCCGTTCGTGATAGCGCCGCCGGTTGCTGGGGTCCTGCTCTGGAACCAAAATCTGAATGCCTTTCTGGCGGTCTTGGTCTTTGGTGTGCTGTTTTTCGCAAGCTATGCGGCAGCGCCTGTTTTGATCCGTCGGTTCCGGCGGTAAACGCGGGAAGTCAGGCTGTCGTCCCACAAGCATGGGGCAGTCTAATGTCTGATACCCGCCCACGTGGCCAGACCATCACCGTGGCGCAGGCCGCCGCCCTGCTGGGCCGCTCGGAACGCTGGGTCCAGGGGCTGGTCACATCCGGCTACATGGATCGGGCCATGCGGGGCGAATACACGCTGGTCGGCGTGATCCGAGGGGCGCTGGCCTATTACGAAGACCAGCTCACAAAGAACAACAAGGCCGCGGTGGCAAGCCGGGCCACGGAAGCGCGCACGCGTGAGATTGAACTCAGAATTCAGGAACGCAGCCGGGAGTTGATCCCGATGGAGGATGCCAAGGCGGTGGTGGGCGAGATGGCGGCGCTGGTGCGGGCGGAGCTTGCGGGGCTTGCTGCGCGGTACACGCGCGACATGGAGGCGCGGCGCGCGCTCGAAGAGGTAATCGATGGCGCGCTGGAACGGATTGCAGGGGCCGCAGAAAAAGCGGGTACAGCTTTGGTCGCTGGCAGCGGCGATCTGGAGGCCGAGCGAGAAGCGTGATCCGGCCGACTGGGCCGCCGCCCACCGCATCTATCCCGAAACCGCCGGTATTCCCGGTCCGCGTGACCCAAAGCTGACGCCGTATATGATCCCCTGGTCCGCAGCCGTGCATCGCGGCGGCTACCGCCGGGTGGTGGCGGTGACCTCGGCGCAATCTGGCAAGACCGACAGCATGCTCGACATCATCGGCGCGCGGTTGGACCAGCGCCCGGCACCGATCCTTTATGTGGGGCCCACGAAGGAGTTCCTGACGGATCAGTTTGAGCCGCGGCTGATGGCGCTTCTGGATGAGGCCGACACGCTGGCGAACAAGGTGGTGCGCGGCCGCCGGATGAAGAAGACGCTGAAGCATGTGGCAGGCGTGCGGTTGCGGCTTGCGCATGCAGGCTCTTCGACGGCGTTGAAATCCGATCCTGCCGCGCTCGCGCTGATCGACGAATACGACGAGATGATGGCCAACGTGAAAGGCCAGGGCGATGTTCTGGGTCTGGTGGAAGCGCGCGGGGAGACCTATGCGGATTTTGTCACGGCGATCACCAGCACACCGGCGCGAGGCCTTGTGGAAATCGAACCGGATGAGGGCAGCGGTCTGGAGTTCTGGGCACGCTCGGCACCGGATGATGTTGAGAGCCCGATCTGGAAACTGTGGCAAGAGGGCACGCGGCACCATTGGGCCTGGCCCTGTAAGCATTGCTTGGACTTCTTCATCCCGCGGTTCAAGCAGCTGCGCTGGCCCGAGCGCGCGACACCGTCGCAGGCCAAGCAGGCCGCAACGCTGGAATGCCCGCGCTGCGGGGGTCAGCATGGCGAGGCTGACAAGGTTTGGATGAACGCCCGCGGCGCGATGGTGGCACCTGGACAAACGGTAACGCTGAAGGACGACGCGCCGCATGTCACTGGCGCGCCAGCGGACAGCTCGACGCTGTCGATGTGGACCTCGGGGTTGTGCTCGCCCTTCGTCACCTGGGGCCAGCGGGCGGAGACGTACCTGACGGCGCTGCAATCGGGCGACCATGGCCGGATCCAGACCGCGATGAACGCGGGCTTTGGAGAATGCTACGCGATGACCGCTTCGGGCGATGTGCCGGACTGGCAGGAAATCATGGAGCGGCGCCAGCCGTATCGGGCGGGGGATGTTCCCGCAGGCGGGCTGCGTCTCGTCATGGGCGTCGACGTCCAGAAGTTCAGCCTAGTCTATGTCATCCGGGCCTTTGGCGCGCGGGGCACGTCCTGGCTGGTGGAGTTTGGCCAGCTTTACGGACCCACGGAGGATGACGACGTCTGGTCAGCGCTGGCGGACCTGATGCTGACGCAGGTGGGAGGCATGCAGATCGAGAAGGTGTTTGTGGATTCTGGCTTCCGGCCTGACAAGCCGGAACTGGGCAACGAGCACAAGGTCTATGAGTTTTGTCGACGCTACAGCTGGCTCTGTTCGCCCACAAAGGGCCGGGATCAGCAAAACCCGCCCTACAGGGTGTCCAAGATCGAGGTGAAGCCGGACGGCAAACGCGCGCTTTATTCGATCGATCTGGTGACGCTGTCGACGGATTTCTTCAAATCGCTGGTGATGTCGCGCATCCGCACGCCCGCCGATCAGCCGGGGGCGTTTCATGTTCATGAAGCCGTCTCGGAGGATTACTGCAAGCAGCTGACCTCGGAGGCCCGGATTGTGGTGCAGGGCAAGCCGGTCTGGGTCAAACGTTCGCGCAACAACCACTTTCTGGACTGTGAGGCACTCTGCGCTGCCATCGGCTACACGCTGAACGTGCAGCGGATCCCGGAGGGGATTGAGCGTGCGCCGACGCGTGAGGCGGCTGTGCCGGAGGGGCATGATGCCAGTCGGGTTGGGGATGCGGCAAGGGAGGCAAGCGAGTCGGCAGCGCAGACCCCGCAAAACCGCGCAAGTGGTACTGCGCTTCGCACGCGGTTCGCCCGGCAAGGCAGCGCCCTGAACCGAGGTCGATGAGGCGATGGAAATTATACAATGCTGAGGTGACGCTGCCGCCGGCATCGCAGGGCTCATCCCAAACCCCTGCGGTGGCAGCAGCGCCCTGCAATAACGGCTGATGTTCGCGCGTTACAGCAGAAGTGAGAGGTAGATCACATGTCCGTGATGTCAAAGCTCAAAGATCTGCTGGCCGTGGCGCTGCCTCAACCGGCAGGGCCTGCCAGGCCTGCCAGGTCCGAGGGGATGAGCCTTCCCAAACCCTCGGGCAAATATATGCGCGGCGGGCGCGGTGTGACCTTTGCGGGCTGGAAACCGGCGCTGCGGGAAAGCCAGGATGATATTGGCGAGGCCTGGGATGATGCCGCCGCGCGGGTGGGTGACCTCCTGCACAACAGCGGCTGGCTGGCCGGAGCCATGGAGCAATGCGTCGCCAATACCGTGGGCACGGGGCTACAGCTGAAGGCGCTGCCAGAGAACGAGACTTTTGGTATGACGCCAGCCCAAGCCTCGGACTGGGCGAAAACGGTGGAGCGTCGGTTCGAACTTTGGGCGCGCAGCGCGCAGGAATGCGACATTCAGGGTTTGCGCACCTTTGGTCAGATGCAGGCGGCGGCGTTTCGATCCTGGCTTGTGACGGGCGAAATCCTCGCGGAGTTGCCCTGGCGCAAGCGGCCGTGGAACCGCTACGGCACCAAGGTGCGACTGCTGCCGCCGCAGCGTCTGTCGCGCAAGACGGAAAGCCTGAAGCGGCTGATCAACGGGGTCTATACCGATGCAGATGGCATGCCCGTGGGCTACTGCGCCATTCGCAAGGACCTGTTTCGGCATGAAGAGGAATACGATGTGCGTGCCCGGGATGCGGCGGGTCGCCCCCGGGTGATCCACATCTTCGAGGGCGCGCCTGGTACACACCGAGGCATCTCGCCGCTGGTTCCCGCGCTGCAGGTGGCCAGACAGTTCGACCAGCTGGCCGATGCCACGCTGATGGCGGCGATTGTGCAGACGCTGTTTGCGGTGACCATCACCTCTGATGAGCCGACGGAACAGGTGCTTCAGGGGCTGCTGACGCCCCAGGAACAGGCGCAAATGTTGGCGCAGGGCGTCTCGCCGATGGAGGCCTATATCGAAATGGTCGCAGGATATTACGACGGCAGCACGCTGGATGTGGGGATCAATGGCCGCCTGGCGCATCTGTTTCCGGGACAGGAGCTGAAGTTCCACACCAGCAATCACCCGTCTTCGGATTATGCCGCCTTTGCGATGCATCTGCTTCGGGAACTCGCGCGCTGTCTCGGGCTGACCTATGAAAGTGCGACCGGCGATAATGTCGGCGCGACCTATTCCTCGCTGCAGGCGGCGACCACGGAGATCTTCGCAATCACAAAAGCCCGGCGGCGCAACATCATGGCGCCATTCTGCCAGCCGATCTTTGAGGCCTGGCTCGAGGAAGAGATCGAGGCGGGGAGCCTGCCGTTTCCGGGCGGGATTGCCGGTTTTATGGCCAATCGCACGGCTGCGTGCCGGGCGGAATGGCGGGGTGACCCGCGTCCGCAGGCCGATGATCTGAAGAAAGCCAAGGCGCATGAGGTTTGGAAGCGCCTTGGTGTCATGTCGGATGCGATGATCTGCACTGATCTCGGGGCGGATGTGGACGATGTCTACCAGCAACTGGCGCAGGAACAGGCGCTCAGGGCCGAATACGGGCTGCCCGAGCCGCAAATGATGGGCGCGCAGGGCGGTGGGCTGAGTGCCGCTGACGCAGATGAACAGGACGAAACTAGTGGTGAGGCGGAGACATGACCATCAGCATTGACGATGCCGATTCCTGCGCGGCGGCCGCCAGCCTGCGGCAGGTCTATGTCCGGCTCGTCGCGGGAGAAGGCGCCATGGAGGTGCGGTTCCGGGCGGGATCAAACGGTGTGGAGCGGTCGGTGACCTATCATCGTGCGCATCCCGACCGGCTTTTGGCAGTCATTCGCAACTTTGAAGAACACTGTGCCCGCCTGCAGGGCCACGGCCCACGGCGCTTTGCGCTTGGAACAGGAGGGGTGCGATGACGGAACCGCCAGATGTTGAACACTCTGCGGTGGCGCAGGCGGGGCCGACGCTCGTACAGATAGCTGGGCGCGTGCTGAACCGCCCGCTGCTGCTGCACCCGGATAAGGCTGATCTGATCCTGCATGTGCTGCAGGGCCGGATTGGGATTGAGCCATTGGCGGTTCCGGACCCGCAATCAAACCGCTTTGTCGGCAGTCACCGCCGCGACAATGGCAGCGTCAGCTCAATGCGGGTTGCAAACGGCGTTGCCATCCTGCCCATCGTGGGCAGTCTCGTAAATCGGGGTGCCTGGATCGGTGCCAATTCGGGGCTGGTCTCCTATGAGGGCATTGCCGCGCAGCTGCGCGAGGCGCAAGCAGATCCGGATGTGCACGCAATTCTACTCGATATCGACAGCCCCGGCGGTGAGGCCACGGGCATGTTTGCAACGTAAGCGCCGCCTAGGCCCCATTGATTTCGAGGATTTCCGACGCGTGATGTGTCTGCCACACCGTCTGTGGACACAGATGGAGACTTGATATGGCGGACGGTGGAGTTGGGTTTATTGGGCGGT